CCAATAAAGGATATGTTCGTCAAATTGTATTAAATGATGATGGTAGTGGATACACAAGTACCCCTACTGTTGCCATTTCTACTGCTCCATCTGGTTTGGGTAATGTAAATGCAACTGCTGTTGCAATAACCACAACAAGGGGTGGAATATTCTCAATAGAAAGAATTGAATTAACACATGCTGGTATAGGTTATACACAGGCACCACTAGTCTCTATCAGAGGTGGTGGAGGTGTAGGTGCAGCAGCAACTGCTGCTGTTGAATTAACAGACTTTGGTATTGTTGACTTTACCATTACAAACAATGGTATTGGATATGGATCAAAACCAATCGTAACAATTACAGGAAATAATACAATACCAGCTGTTGCAGATGTTAATCTTCTTGCAGATAATACAATATCTGATATCAGACTTAGAAATGCTGGTGTTGGATATACTGTTGCACCAACAGTAACAATTGCAAATCCATCATTAATCAATGGTGTTGGTAACTTTACACGAGGTGAAGTTGTTAAAGGACTTTCATCTGGTGTTCAGGCAAGAGTTAAAGAATGGGATACTGATACTAAGATACTTAAAATATCAAATGTTGGTATAGGAACAACTACAAAAGCATTCCTACCTGGTGAGATTATTCAAGCAACTGAGTCAACATTCTTTAGTGCAGACTCAATTATATCAGGAACCATTGGTGTAACTACCACCTTAATAACTGGTATTAATACATCTAATATTAGTCTAAATCAAGAATTAGATCAGGTTAAATTTGGACAGACTATTGTTATTGGTACTGGTGCAACTGTTACAAGTATTGGCGCAGGTACAATCAACATAAGTATTTTATCGTTAAATACTTCTGGTGTTACAACTTCTATTTCCTTTGGATCTACAGTATTTTCAAATTATGCTTTAGATTTCTTTAGTGAAGAAAATCAAGACACAACCTTTGAATCAAATGAAATCATCGAAACTGAAGCAGATGATATAATTGATTTTTCAGAAGGTAATCCATTCGGTACATTCTAATGTTAGGCACATACTATTATCACGAAATACTCAGAAAAACCATAATTGCTTTTGGTACGATCTTTAATGACATTCATATTCGTCATAAAGATGGTGCTGGAAAAGAAACAAGTGACATGAGAGTGCCTCTTGCTTATGGTCCTATGCAAAAATTCCTAGCAAGATTAGAACAACAACCAGATTTAAATCGTGCAGTTCAAATCACATTACCACGTATGTCATTTGAAACAACTAATATTGCATATGACGCAACAAGAAAAGGTGGAATAACACAAACATTTAAAGCATCTGATGGTGGTAAACTTAGAAAAGTTTTTATGCCAGTTCCATATAATCTTGGATTTGAATTAAATATTCTTGTTAAATTAAATGATGATGCACTACAAATTGTAGAACAAATATTACCTTATTTTCAACCATCATTTAATGTTACAGTAGATCTAGTAAGTGTGATTGGTGAGAAGAGAGATGTTCCAATTGTATTAGATAATATTTCATTTCAAGATGATTATGAGGGAGATTTTGCAACAAGAAGAGCACTTATATACACATTAAACTTTACTGCCAAAACTTATCTCTTCGGTCCTGTATCTGATTCTAGTGAGGGTCTTATTAAGAAAGTTCAAGTGGATTATCATGCATCTGTTGATACTGAGAATGCAAGAAGAGAGTTAAGATATACTGCAACTCCTCAAGCACTGAAAGATTATAATGATGATAATACTGCTGAATTGAAGACAGATTTAAGTAAAACTAAGACAAGATTTGATGTCTCTAATACTTCTGCTTTATCTACTGGCATGAGAATTATTATAGATAAAGAAATAATGAAGATCAAAGAAATCGTTGATGCGAATACAATTACAGTATTCAGAGGATATCAAAGTATTGCTGCAACACACGTTGCACCAGCATCAATTGATGTATTAACAACAGCTGACGATTTACTTGTCGAACCTGATGATGACTTTGGATTTAATGGTAATCTTGATGTATTACAAGATTCTAGAACATATAGTCCAACACAACAGAAAGATATTTAATGAATACCATGACTAACTATGATTCTATTGATAAAGCATTAAACACAAGTAGTGCGATTGATGTTACTCCTACAAGTAAACCTCAGAAGGTTGAATCTACTAAGGATGATGTTCAAAAAGACTATGATTATACTCGTGCAAATTTATATTCGTTAGTTGAAAAAGGTCAGGAAGCACTTAATGGTATTTTAGAAGTTGCAGGTGAAGGTGGCAGTGCCAGAGCATATGAAGTTGCAGGTCAAATTATAAAATCAGTTGCAGATACGACTGATAAATTAATGGATCTTCAGAAAAAAGTTAAGGAAGTAGACGAAGATAAGAAGCAGACAACTAATAACGTAACTAACAACGCACTCTTTGTAGGTTCAACATCAGAACTCTCAAAGATGTTAAAGCAAGGAATACTAAATAATAAAGAGAATTCTAGTTCTAATGAGTGATTCTGTTACTATCGAAGATTCAAAAGGAGAAACCTTTGCGGAAGTAATTGATGTTATTGGAGTGTCTGAAGTCAAGAAAGCATTTCAACAATCAGTCAAAGAAGGTTCACTTCATAAGTGGTTCAAAGGTTCAAAATCCAAAGATGGCAAGCCTGGTTGGGTTAATGTCGTTACTGGAGGAACTTGTGCGAGTGACAAACCTGGTGAAGGTACACCTAAATGTGTATCATCATCAAAGAGAGCAAGTATGACAAAAGCAGAAAGACTCTCTGCCTCAAGAAGAAAGAAGAAAGCAGATCCTGGTCAACAGGCAAAAACTGGTGCTGCAAAACCAACATACGTTTCAACTGATAAAAAGAAGAAAATGAATGAACAGATCAAAAGAGATGAGTATGGTGATCCAATAGGAGGACCAAAAATTTCTAAGAAACAACTTAAGAAAAATCTCACATCAAATACACCTGACGAGCAACATACTACTACAACAAGTGAAGGATATATTGATCTACCATTAGAAGTTGAAATACCAAATACAGATGGTAAATTTAGACTTGGACTTATGTTCCGTGAGAGTTTAGATGTTGATAAAGGAATGCTTTTCATATTTGAAGAAGTTGGTCAACATTCATTCCATATGAAGAACACTCGTATTCCACTTGATATTGCATTTGTGAGAGAGGATGGAATTGTTGAAAGTATTAAAGAATTAACACCTTATAGTACATTACCAGTATATTCAGACGGTGAAGTATTATTTGCAATTGAAGCAAATCGTGGTTGGTTTACAGAAAATAATGTAGAAGTCGGAGATGAGATAGTTTTAGGAGAAGCAAAAGATAAGAAAGGTAAGGGTAGTGGATCAAAAGATGCTTGCTATCATAAGGTTAAGTCAAGATACTCTGTATGGCCAAGTGCATATGCATCAGGTGCATTAGTTAAGTGTCGTAAAGTTGGTGCTGCAAACTGGGGTAATAAGTCAGAGTCAGTTGAAATGAAGAATTATCTTGATAAGAAAGCAAAAATGCTGACTAAGAAAAGAGATGCACAATCTGATGCTGCTAAAAACAATCCTCATTTTGATAGTACACAACCATCACCATCAGGTAGAAATAAGTATGAAGAAGTTGAATTAGGTGAAGGTCAGAAGTGTTGGAAAGGATATGAAAAGAAAGGCACTAAGAAAATGTTTGGTAAAACATATAATAACTGTGTCAAGAAAGAGGAGTTCTCAGACTGGAGATCTGAAATTGAAGAGGGAGCTGCTTGGACAAAAAAGTCTGGTAAAAACCCTTCAGGAGGATTGAATGAGAAGGGTCGTAAGTCTTATGAAAGAGAAAATCCTGGTTCTGATCTAAAAGCACCAAGTAAGAAAGTAGGTAATAAAAGAAGATCATCTTTTTGTGCCAGAATGAAGGGTATGAAAAAGAAACTTACCTCCGCAAAGACTGCAAACGATCCAGATTCAAGAATAAATAAATCACTTCGTAAGTGGAACTGTTGATAAGTTATGAATGATAATGTATACCTTGGCAATCCGAATCTAAAAAAAGCAAATACTCCTCATGAATTTACAGAGGAGCAGGTCATTGAGTTTATCAAATGTAAGAATGACCCAGTTTATTTTGCAAAGAATTACATCAAGATTGTCTCTCTTGATGAAGGATTAACTCAATTTCATCCATACGATTTCCAAGAAAAGTTAATTACAAACTTCCATGAAAACCGTTTCAACATATGTAAGATGCCTCGGCAGACGGGTAAATCTACTACATCTGTATCATATCTTTTACATTATGCTGTTTTCAA